GGGAATGCCGTATTTTTAGAGCTTAAAGTAGAAGGGGCTACCCATCCACGTATCAAGCTTGAAAGACAGCTAAGATTTTTGGATATGATGGCAGACCGTAACTGTTTAGCGTTTTTCGTATTCAGCCTTGACCATTTCAAGCGGATCATGACAGAACTGCACTGCAAGTCCTCATATCATATTGATTTAGCCGTAGAAGCCTCAAAATCCCGTAATTTTATCAGGGAATTATTAAAAAAGAAGAATAAACAGATTAAAATACCTAATTACGAATGAAAATTTACCAAACAAATGGAGGGCTAGGCTATCAACAGCTAGCTTATTTATTAAGGTTAGATAAATCAGAAAACGGATATAATTATCTATGTATAGGCAGGCGCTTTGTAGATGGCTCCAATGATGATTATATAGTTGGAGAAGTTGTTGAAGATTTGGAGGAAATATATATTGAAGACACTGACTACAAGATAGAGGATTCTCCGCTTTATGGCAGTTTTTTGTTTGATTTCTTTGTAAAAAACATAAAAATGTAATTATGGAACAGTTACAACAATGTGAAATATACGAATATGTATTAATTGGAATGCCTATAGCAATGCTCCTGTTTGCTGTGTCAATTATGATGTTCGGGCTTTGGTGGGAAAAGGTTCCTGCCAAATGCAAACATACCAACAAGAAGGAAGTTTCGAGAGACTACCCAGATGCTTATGTGAAATACAAGTGCGAAGACTGCGGAGAGTATGTGTATGAGGATATGTATAACGATTAAGGTATCAAGTGCAGGAAACGAAAACAAACATCGTCTTTAAGGACGGAAACAAAAAACAGGCTGAATTTATCGAAGCCGTAATGTCAGGGAAGCACCGCATACTTTGCTACGGCGGTGCTATCCGTGGCGGTAAATCGTACCTTCTGGTGGCGATTTTTGTTGTTTTATGCCAAATCTTCCCCCGTTCCAGATGGGCAATTTTCCGCAAAGACCTGAAAAGGCTGAGAAGGAATACACGCCCTATTATCAATAAATTCATAGAAGGGTCGAGCGTAAAGGTTAATGAATCAGAGCAGACTTTTACATTCGAAAACGGCTCTATGATAATGTTCATCGGCGAGAATTACGATAAGGACAAGGAACTGGAACACATGAAAGGACTTGAAGTTAACGGTATAGGCGGTGAAGAGGTTTCTGAACTGACGAACAAGTGGTTCAAAAAATCAATTGAACGTTCAGGGTCTTACATAATCCCCCCGACCAAAGACGACCCTGAGCCGAACCAGCCTCCGCCGATAACGATTCTTACATGCAACCCGACCCAGACTTGGGTAAAGGAGGTAATATACGACAGATGGAAAAACGGGACTTTGCCTGCTGAGTATTTCTACCTCCCTGCTTATGTTACGGATAACCCATATATCCCTGCTTCTTACATAGAATCCCTTAAATCTCTGCCTATTTACGAGTATAAGGTTTTCGTTGAGGGTGACTGGGACGTTGTCCTGAAGACTGAGAACGGGTTTTGGCATGCACTTGAGATGGGCGAGCATGTTACTTATGCGGATTACGATCCCCATACACCTGTGCATGTTTCCATAGATGCCAATACGATGCCCTACTGTTCTGCCACCTTCTGGCAGGTTTACCCAGAAAGCAAGCGTGCAGTGCAGATTGGCGAGGCTACGGCAACTCACAGGGACGAGAAGGACGAGACGAGCACGGACGACAACCACGCAAAAGGTTTAGGGCGTGTTATAATCGATTACTTAGACGGCATTGATTATAACGATACCGTTATAGTGTACGGTGATGCCACAACAAAAAATCAGAACACCATAGATGAAGCCAAAAGGTCTTTCTATTATATTGTTGTGGAGGAATTAAGGGAGAAATACACCTACATTTCCCGCATAGGAACTAAAAACCCTCCTATTGTGGAAACAGGGGAATTTGTTAACGCCCTGTACAGCGGTTTTAATGGCTGGAAATTGACCATTAACGAGCAGTGCAAGGTTTCTATATCTGATTATTTTTCAGTGCTCCGTGATATGGACGGGAAAATGCTGAAAAAGAGAACTACCAACGAACAGGGGGTTTCTTATGAAGAGTACGGGCATATGTCCGACACTAAAAGATACTTCTTCTATGAGGCTCTGCGTTCTGTTTATTACGAATGGAGAGACAGGTACTCAGAGCCTTCCGAGGCTGTGAGTATCGGGATAGATGACAACCTTTTTGATTAATTAAAAAATAATTGCTATATTTGTTGCTTCTTCATTGGGAATGAAAAAGGAAATAGTAATTATTTATTTGTTTTAAAAGGGGTGCTCTGTCGGGTTGCCCCTTTTTTTTATTCATTAAAATACATAATTATGCCAGCACCGAAAGGAAACGAATATTACAAAAACTGCTTCAGGAAGATGGGGCGCAAGAGGAAATTTGAAACGCCCGAAGATATGCTCAGGGAGGGGCTTGATTATTTCGAGTATGCAATAAACAACCCTTATGAGAAAAAAGAGGTAGTAAAGAGCGGAAATATGGCAGGTCAGGAAATATCTGTAAAGTTGCCTCAGCCGTTCACACTCAGGGGGTTGTGCCTTCATATGGGGATAACTCTTCAGACTTTTAATAATTATGCACATAAAGAAGAGAATAAAGACTTTTTTGAGGTCGCTAGTACATTAAGAGGCATTTGCGAAGAACAGGCTTTAAAAGGGGCTGTAATGGGCGACTATAACGCAAATTTAGTACAGAGGCTAGTGGGGCTTAAAGATGAGGTTGATATTACCTCAAATAATGAGCCAGTGAAAAACACAATTATGTTCGGAGGTAAGGAGATTAGTTTTTGATTATTGGGAAAGTTTTTATATGTTTGCATAACGAAAATTTAAAGAGACGTTGGTCCCGCTTGATAATACTGTTACGCCAAATAGCAGTATTGCTTTTAAAAAAAAAATATTCCATGAATAGTATTAATTTAGCGGAGAGGCGTCTCTTGCTCCAAGAATTAAATATTTCATAAAATGAATTTTATAAAAGGAAGTTCTGCCAGGCTTCATTTTTTTTTGATTATTGAAAAAAGTTTACTATGTTTGCAGCGATGATTTGCTAATTTTTGCTTATACTCTGACATACTGTTTCAGGTTGTTTATTTTTTTTTACAAAAACCCCGATTGTTTTGCTACTTTCGGGGTTTTTTGTATATTGCCACCTCTTTATTGTCAATCATAATTCTACTCATTATGCGTATTATAGCTTAATCCCAAATAAAAAGCCCTGTAATTTTTAATTACAGGGCTTTTTATCTACAGCAATAACATCCAATATCCTCAACCCTACGGGTCGCTATCGCTTGATGATATTTCGGTGTTATAGGGCATTTAAGAAACCCATTTATCACCAACGGTAAACTTTGCTCCAAATTCAACAGCATCACTTTTATTGTCAAAATAATAGGTTTTTTTGCTTCCATCTGCATAGTATAATATGCACTCAGGGTTCTCATAAACAACACCATCTTTTAATGTGTGGTTATTTGGCACTTCGCCACCTAAATAGTCTTCAAATACCTCTTTGTAAATCCCTGCTTTTCTTGTAACAAAACCTATTATTTTTCGCTCTGTGCGGTAAGTGTACCAGTTGCTCGGATAAAAATCGTTTACCTTTACCTTAATTAGAAATTCTGTGTTATAATAAATCATTGTTTTAGTATTAAAAACGCCCTATAACAAGCGGTCATAAAACAGCAGGGCGTATGCGCTGTAATTAACCGTGTGCATCTATTTATCATTTGTGTCGGCTGATAGGTTTCTGCACTTAATCCCTGCCGATTTTATACCGCCATACCGTTATCATCAACCCTACGGGTCGCTATCGCTTGATGATATTTCGGTGTTAGCGGTAATATGCTATCAATTTGTCTTCGGTACTTTCTTCATCGTCAAATAAAAAATTACCTATTGGCAATTGCATTTGTAATGTTGTTCCATACCATCCGCTTTTCATTTTTTTTAATTTATATGTTTTGCCATTGTAATCAATATCTGGTCTACTTATTTTTATGTAATCATCTCCAACGTCAATTATAACATCATCATCAAGTAAATTTATATTTGCCTTAGCGTTTATACGTGTTTTACAAGTTGAGTGCTTTATAAACGAAATGCTACCGCTAATACTAAACATAGTCAAATTGCCGTTCTCTGTTGTTGCTTTGTCTGTATTCATAAGTCTTTGTATTTTAAATTAAAACTTATACTTAATTTTAGGGGCAATCAGCCCATATTATTTTTGTTATCTCCTCTTACTACTTGTCATCCTCAGTTTTGGTCGTGTACTGAAAACATAATTTATTCGCCTCGTGGTTAAATTCTAAGATATTTTTATTAGAACCAGTGACCTCGTTAAATAACATGGTCGGAGCTAAATTAGCCAAAGCGTGTATAAATCTCACAAGGTTATCGCCTTCCTTAAGCTCTTCTTCGCTGATATGCACTTCACTGTCTTCATCGAATATAGCCCCAAGTGCTGTTGAAATTTTTCCTGTGTATTCGTGCTCTTTTTTCATTTTATCTGAATTTTAGTTTTAATATTGAATATTGAAATCCTCCTAACCTCTGCTCTTCTACTTTTAGCGATAGAGTCCTAGCTACTTTTTTGAGCACTACTTCCCCTAGAGGGTGAAATTTTTCTCTCAAATGGCTTTTTGGCAGAGAGTTCATAGTTTTTAGGCTATCAAGTATAGCTCTCTCGTAGCCAAGGTCGTTCACTGTATCTGCATCCACAAAGAGTATATTCTCTTTATAAAATGCGACTACTTTGTCGCTGGTTGCTGTTTGCTTCATAGTTATTCTATTATTATAGGGTTGCTGAGTATATTGTTTTCGTCTTCAAACCTGACGATCACACTTCCTTTGTTGTCTTCTTGGTCTTCTTTAGCGCCTTCTGGCGTGTCGTCTACAGCCAGTACTTCAGCGCTGTCAGGGTTGATTCTGTATCTACGGTCAAATACCAAATAAGTATATTTCATAATCATTCACTTTTTAATTTAAGTTCTTCACCAGTAAGAGCAAAGTAAAGGTTCTGTAATTGGTGGACGTATTTATATTTGCAGATTTTTATACTTACTCTGCTTTCAATGTCACATGTGCTGCCATCTATGCAACAATTAAAAGCATTATTAGCTATATGTCCTCTTAAATACAAGTCTTCGCCTAATTTGATTCGCCATACTCCGTTGCATTTCTCAAACCCGAACCTTTCTAGCCAGTTGTCAGTTAACTTGATAGGCTCATGAAGCTTCAAGTAACCCACTCTTTCAGCCATTGCCTCTATATCCTCCCCGTCTAACTTGCACAAATACTTTTTTACTACATTGTTAACGCCTGTGTGCTTGTAATGTACAGCATTCCCGATTCTTAAATCTTTTGCTTCCATACGTGGTTTATTATTTATCTGTTTTTATATACAGCAAATATACATTAAATAATCACACAGCCAAATAAAAATTTGTCTTTTTTTTAGCCGTATTAACAACATGCGCAAGTTAGTTCCTAAGTTAATCATAAGTTCGATAACAATGTACACAAGTTAAAAAGACTGCAGACTTTTTCTATGTGTATAAAATACGTAATAAGAAAAAATGATCAATATCATTCCAAAGTATGATGAAAATCACCTTTCTTTTAACATAGACAACATTGATTTAACTTACAGAATCTCTATGTTAGTTTTGCAGTGTACCTTTTGTTAGGTACTGATATATAGTATTTTATACTATATTATATAAAAAAAGAATATATACTGTAAGTATATAATTATAAGGTAGATAGATATAAGCAAATAACATAGCTAACATAGGTTTGGAAAAAGTTACAGAGAAAATAAAAAATAGAGCTGTAGAAAAATATATATAAATATAGAAACCTAAGTTGCCTATGTTAGTTTTGCATTAAATCGTCATAGGGCTGGCACATATCAAAACTTTGGATTTCTTGAAACAATTCCGTACTTTTGGCGCATATGGCAGAAATAGGCTACATACTGGAACAGGACGTAATCGGATATTTATTCTCGGGCACTCTTTCCGAACTAACTGGAGGGCGGAAAGCTATCGGCGGTCAGCCTGCGGTAGAAGGTGATTTTGCAGAGCTTTCCAAACTGATAAACTCCACTGTTGAGGAAGTGGCTGGCTATTGCCGTCACTGGTACGACATGGACAAGGAGCTGAGAGAGTTTATCGAATATTCTGTTTCAGGGGCCTTTTCTGTCGGTCAGAGAGTTGCAGGCGCAGAAGACGGGGAAGGAGTCAGGGGCTTGTATCTGTGCATACAAGATGCTCCAGCAGGCACGGCTCTCACCGACACTGCGTATTTCTCTGAATCAGACGACCGTAACGAAAAACTGGTCGAGATTACCTGTATGCTAATCATCTACAAAGCATCATTGCGGTATAATCCAAGACAGATTCCCGAAAACAGGAGGACGGCACACGATGACGCAATGTTATCTCTGAAGGACATCCAAAAAGGCAATGTGATGCTGAATATAGCACAGCGTGAAAATGTAGAGTCTGACGATGCAGGACAGCGTTTCGCATGGGGAGCATTTGAGGATTCACCAAACGAAGATTACTAATGGGGCTTTTTAGCAGAAAAAAGAAGATAAATGCAAAGGCTGTTACTCCTGCCGAAATTAAGGCAAATGAAAGCCTTGTTAAGCTTCGGCAGGAGATTGACCATCTTACAAATCAGTACAGGGAAGCGAATAAAAGCGGAACTGATATTGACAGGCAGATTGATGATTTCATCGGGTGGTCTTATACTACCAAAACCGTATCAGATTGGCGTCAGGCCATGCAGTCTGCAGATGTGCCTTGGGGTAACAATTTTCATCCGAATTGGGTTCGGCTGTTCGACATTTACCGCAACATGGCTCAAGACAGCCACGTTTCGGCATGCATAGACACTTTGGTTGACGGCTGTGTCAGCCAAGATTTTTACATTGCTGATAAAGAGGGCGAGAGGATTGACGATCTTACGGAGATGTTCAAAAAAAAGTGGTTTTCTGACTTTTGTGAAGCTATTGTTAACGCAAAGCTTTGTGGTTTCGGTCTTATTCAGATTGATGCGGTGGATACGCTCAACGGCGATATGTCAGTGAGGGAAATTAACCGCAAGCATATTCGCCCCGACCTTGACGGGATCGTGAAGCATGAGTATGACAACGAGGTTTACAATTCGTGGACAGATGAGCCGTACAGGACTTTTACGATATTCACATTTGACGAAACATTAGGAAAGTTAAACACCGCTGTTAGGTGGTGGATATACAAGACTGAAGTTTCCCGTATGTGGGCAAAATACAACCAGATTTTCTCAATTCCGCCTATTATCGTAAAGACTCAGGTAACAGACAGGGAAAGGAAAGAAAATGCTGTCGAAATGGTTAAAAAGTGGCTTTCAAGCCGTTTTATGGTCATCGATGAAAAAGACACAATTGAACCGTTTTCGTCTGGCAGCAGCACAGGGCAGGCTAACCCAGAACTGTTTGAAAAAATGATCCGACTAGCAGATGAACAGATTTCAAAAGCTCTCTTATTGTCAACTATGGTGCTTGATAACGGGTCCTCAAGGTCACAGGCAGAAGTGCATGAAGAGAATACAGGCAGAGCCGTAAAATCAAACTGGCGCCTTATCGAATCTCAGGTAAACGGCGAGCTTTTGCCCAGAATGAGAAAGATAGGTTTCGGAGTGCCTGAAGGCGCAAAGATCATGCTCCGTAAATCTGATAAAATGACGAAGAAAGATAATGCTGAGATTGTCACAATGCTCAGCAATAATTATAAGATTTCCCCTGATACTGTTACAGATACAACAGGGGTAGAAGTCGAAGAAAAAGAAATTAAGGAGGACGGCAACAATGGACGATTTGATAGTTAATGCGACCCTCAAGCAGGGCACGGCAGGGTTTTATCTTAATGATCGTTTTTATGGGCAGATTTATTATACACAGCCCGAAAATTCGAACAAATGCGAGCTTAGAACTGACGACTTCACAAGAGGCAGTATTCTGATTGATCTCGACACCGTTACTATTCAGGACAGTGCTGGCGCTGATGTGACGCCAGTAACCAATACGGAAAAGCTTGAAAAAATCAATGAATATACTGCTTGGGTCTGGCAATCATGATAGATAACGCTACTATACAGGACAAAGAGTATGGGTTTCTGCTCAATAACCGTTTTTACGGCCAGATTTACAAGGTCTTGGCTATGAACGGCAACGAGTGTACTATCATTACTGGTAAATACATACATCAATATCTGTGTGTTGACCTCGACACTGTTGTACTGCGTGACACTGACGGCAACGATGTGACCCCTTCTGCGAATGAAGAAAAAATCGAATTAATAAGCGATTATGTAAATTGGGGTCGATACTCAAGGCTTGTCCTTCCCCCGAATTATACAGAAGTAATTCAATGGCTGGGGGAGACATACCAAGACGGTAACGGCGTATGGAGGCAGAAAGATAAGACAGGAGAGAGAGAAGGCACTGCATTGCTGGCAGGAGTCGGTAATTTCGTTGCAGGGGACCATGTACTAACCGCTTCTGACCTGACAGGTATTACAATAACCGATGTAACTGGAACTGCAGTTTTACAGGTTTCTGGGAATACTATAGTATGTGCAAGTTCGGGTACTTGCTCTTATCTGGAATTATCAAACGGTTCTAATTACTGGTTCGAAGAGACGACAGGGACAGATGTGTTTGACTCAAGCGGTAACGGCCTGCATTTTGTGCGGTCTGGGACAGTTGCAGGATTCTATACGACTGCTGAAGATTTGCCGACAGTATCAAACCGATACGGTTACAACGATAATGCAGGGCAGATAGTTCCTGCTAGTCTGTCTAACTCTGGCTTTGATGTGCTCGGCAATCCGCTTAACCAAGACGGGAAATTAGGATTTGATCCTATTGTTAAAAGTGGTTCAGTTACAGCAAATGGAACGGATCAGTACGGAGTAACCGATTATATACCAAGATCAGATACGGTTTTTGCCACAAAAGGGAGATTCTTGGACATATCAGGGTCGCCTGCTCAAGGATGTTCGGACAGCAGCGAATCAAGGTTTTATTTCGGAGTTTCTGGAGGTAAATGGATTTCAGCTTATGGTGATAATGACGGTACAGCTAATTTAGGCGGAGATGCCGACACAGATTATCACACTTTTATAAAGTATGGAGCTGATTTATATGTGATGCCTATAACGGCAGATATATCTACCCCTGCAAAGACTAAAGATTTAATTGACAATAATACACCAGACATAACCTATTCAGCCCCTTATGTCCAGGGGGATATGGAATTGTATCTTGGAGCTATACATAATACAGGAGGAACGGCTTCCAATTACTGCAATTTCGAGTTCTTCGAAACTCAATTACTAAGGTATGACGGCAATACTATAACAGCAAGCCTGAAATTCCCTCATTCTAGTAGCTCAGGTGATGTAGATTATAACATATTAGAAGAGGACGACACGCCTCAAAACGCTCTAATAACCCAAACAGGGTTTTTATTAACAACGCAAAATAATTTTACAATAGTAGCACAATAATAATATGGCTGATCCAATCATAGAAAAAAACTTACCGCCTAAGGACGTATTGATAGAAACTGAGTCCTTCAGGGCTGTAGATTCTAACGGAGATTCGGTGCTGATTTCTAAAAAAAATGCACTTAACTATACGTTCGAGGCACAAAAAAATAAATTCGATAAAGACAGCATGGTAATCCCTGATGAGGGGATAAGCAATACTGGTGTAATTGGCCCGCAAGCAGGGTGGACAGGCGCTAGAATACCTGTAACTGAGAATACTATATATTCATTCGTCCACAATGACGGCCTATATGGAGCGAGTCAGGTGGGATTGTTGCAATATCAGGATGAGAATCAGGACGAAATATCTAGCATAGATATGTCTGCCCTGTCGAATGCTGGAGGCAATGGCGGTAAAACACTCACCACTCCAGCAGGATGTGCATTTATATACAAAAACGTGGTAGTTCTTGCAAGTGATTATTTAAACGACTTCCAGTTAGAAGCTGGAAATGGTACCTCTGATTTTGAAGCGTATGAGCTTAGAATCACAGAGATCGACACATTTCAAATAAATGCTGCAAATGTTTCTGAGTTAGAAGTAAGAGTTGATACAGCAGAATCAAATATTACAACAAATACAGATGACATTGCATCATTACAGGAGTCGTTAGAAGTCACAGAAACGTCTGACTTCTTAGAATATACTGGAGCGTTCGCCGATGCAGGAAACGGAACAATATCTATTAACAATAAGACTAATGTTAATAACGTTAAAATAAGCAAGATACTGCTTAATACGACATCGACAACTGTGGCAGGGGCGAACAGCTTCTATCTGTATACGGTTGACGGGTCGCAAGTGGTCACTAAAGATTATGGCGAAATAAACATCACAGCCTCCCCCTCCTCTTTACTCGAAGTAGAAGTTGATGTATTATTAGATGCAGGCGACAGAGTCGCTATAGCATTCAATACAGGGTTAGGAGTCCGATACAACGGCGCTTCATCAACTGGCTTTGAGTACAGTCCAGCTCCGTCTCAGAGAGACTTCATTGTAGGTGAGACTATCACAACGAACCAGTCGTTCGCAACTATAATAGGTTACGGATGGGAGGGCGTAGAGCTTACAGGAGAAACAAAAGATGTGGCAGCTGTATCTGATGTAATCCAATTAGGTATAAATAACCTATACCAGAAAGATATCGGCATAAACGGGGATTCTATGGCTTACGGCCATACTATTCCTAACGACGGGTGGGGCAAGTTACTGTCAGACAAACATGACATGGCATATACTAATGACGCCATAAACGGCAGTTGGCTGACTAATGGAGCGGGATCATCTAATCCGTTAATAGACCGATATTCGGCTATGTCTGATGACCACGATATAGTAATCATCTGGGTAGGCACTAATGATGCCCATGCTGGCGTATCATTAGGAGTGAATACATCTACAGATAATGCCGAGTTTTACGGAGCACTTAATAATCTTTGCGACGGGTTATTGACAAAATACCCAACAAAGAAATTGCTGTTCATAACACCTATGAACAGAGCCGCTATAGAGAATATAACATACGTAGATGCAATGATAGAGATTTGCCAAAAATTTAACATCGAAGTTTTCGATGCTTATAGAGAGTCTGGCATATCTTTCGATAATACAGCTCAGTACAACGCTCTTACCCTGCAAGACACTTATCATCTTAATGCTGCCGGAATGCAGTATATTTTAGCTCGAATCGAAAATAGAGTAAACGGGATATAGACTATGGCTAGAGTAGTGACATGGCAAAACCCTACAGCAGGATTAAGGACTAAATCTGAGTATGCTTATCCGATTAATAACACGAAAGGCTTCGATCTGTGGATAAACGACACAGACGGACCTTTGCTTTACGTGCCTTTCGATGTAAATGGCAACAGTATAAAGACAGCTGGAGACACCATTGCAGGCTACATATGGGACAGCAAGGTTCAAGGCACTAAAGAAGGCCATAACGGCTCAGAAATGGTATATAATCAGCCTGCTGTAGCTGACTTGATTGCCCACAACAAAAAATTTACTGACCAGTATGAATTTGACGGGGCTAATACGCCTTTGGATTACGGTTACGGCAAGATTGATTTTAATAGAGAAGGGCTTAATATTGAGTTTGCTGATATTGTTTCAAAAGACCCTGTAATATTCAACATGATTAAATACGCTTCAGTTCAATCAGGAGGCACGAAAAACGAAATATACAAGTTCGTAAATGCTCCTATTGTTTTATATAACGGTGAAGAGGTTACCTATAACGGTGAATTCGTAACATATAATAATTTTTAACAACATGCCTGAATTATCAAATATATTAAAAGACGATTTTCTGAGCAATCCTCCGAGATGGTCTGGATATACAACTGCACAGACGCCGTTGCTTATACCTTCTATTGATCCGAGCCTTAATGGCTCATGGGTGTCTCCTGATTCTAATGTGATACCCGAGGACGATTTATCTCATTTATTTGATTACACTACTAAACCCGGATCGGTTACGTATATAGGCACTGACCCTATCATTTTAGTATGCACTTCGTCAATATCAATGACTTCTAATATTAATAATGTAAAAGCAAGGTTTAAATGGGTAAAAAACGGCACTCCTGAATCCGAACCAGACCGATTTGTTTCACGCAAGATCGGCACAGGGACTGACGAAGGCGCTATTTCAGCCGAGCGTAGATTTACGGCGGAAACGGGGGATTATTTTGATTTTTATTTCGGTTGTGATACTGCGCCTGTGACGCTCAACATCGAGAAAGCCGAATGGGGGATAGTAGCGATATCTAAAATATTTAACCCATGATAGTAACAGAAACATATAACGAACAAAAAGCCGAAACTGTAATTGTTGATAACACAAAACAGCTCAATTAGCTTAGATGGGGGGACTGTATGTTAATTTTAATATATTTGCACCATGGCACGTACTAAAGCGGAAATATTCGATGCTATGATGGCTATGAGGCTGTCATATGCTACATTAGAATCGACTCTTACATCAGAAAGCAGGGCTAGTTTTTACCAGTCCTTTTTCATGCTTTTTTCTGAATTTGCGTCAGATTTTGAAAATAATTTCGATGATTTTCAGGCAAACACAGAGGCTCTTTTAGAGGCAAAGCAAGTAATGCAGAGGCTTTGGTGGCAGGATAAATCTTTAGCCTTCCAATTAGGAGACCCATTGGTGAGGGACGAAAGCGGAAACCTTGTGTATGAAGAAGTTGACGAAGACAAGTATATTGTAGAGCGTGCCTCAGTCCAGACTACGGAAAACGGAAGGGTTTCCATAAAGGTCGCAAAAACTCAGGGCAGTACGCCAGTGCCATTAGATGCTGACGAGCTGACTGCATTTACTTCTTACGCCAATGATATTACTGTAGCAGGCATCGTACCAGATATTACAAGCGTAAACGGTGACGAGATTACATTTAATATTTCTGTAGAAGTTGACGGAAAGGTAATCAGCCCTGATGACGGTACGGCATTTTCAGACGGCTCAAAGCCAGTAGAAGATGCTATCAATGCATATTTTGCTACATTTCTGACTCAGGACAGTTTCAGCGCAGGCGGTCTGTTTGTTACGAACACCATGCTTTGTCAGATAAACGAAGCTACAGGGGTGTTCAATACCGTAATAAACTCATTACAGAAAAAGGCACAGAACGAAAGCAATTTCACAAACGTGCTTTCATTGCAGGGGCGAAAATTCCAGTCTTTTTCTGGCTATGTGAGATTAGCAGACGATTTTGATGTAGGTGCTAATATTACATACACTGCGGTATGAAGCTGAATATACACAAACATACAATAGACTTTTTTCCGAGGGAGTGGCAGAAGCAGATAAATCTCGACTTCGCAGATACAATAATGAAGTCTTGCTTCAATACTGCGAATGTCCTGAATTATGATTTTCAGCAGAAAATAAATACCTTTGTCGGCTATTCAGCCCAAAGGCTTTCACTTGAACAGGGACTGAATGCAATCCACGACCCTGACCTGAAAAGAATAACAGTTGTTAACGGCACTATCACAGATACAGGGTTTATTTTTAATGAAGCTGAATCTGTAGAAGAAACATATGTATATAACATCAGTGAGACCCTTCCGAGCGGTCAGGAAGACCCGTTTTTCTTTAATGAAAATGAACCTTCAGGGGCAACATCGGAAGGCTTTTTCGTTAACGTCCCGATTGATATTATCGAGCAGGAAACTTCGATAATTGCTACAATAGAAAGGGTCCAAGTGACTGGCACATTTTACGAAATTGTATTTTTTTAAAAAATGGAAAGATTAAAAGCAAATACAGGTGGTCGCCCATTAAAAAACGAAGACTTGCAATTATATTTCCAGTCCTTTGAACTATTCGAGGGGTTGCTGAAAGATTTGGGCGAAGACCTTATTATTGTATACGGCTGTGAGTTCACAGAAGTAGGTATAGATATTTCAGCAGGGGTTGTATGGGTTGACGGGGAATTGCGTGTTTTTGACGGTGTTGCTGGTGCAAGTCTTCCATATAAACTAACTAAGTCGGTTACAGACAATAAACTAAGACCGTATTTTGACGGGGTGACAAAAGCGACTTCAGAGACCCTGAAAGTGTCTGCTGATGCAGGCGGTGCATGGCAATTCGATGTGAATACGCCTCGGCTATCAGAATATCTGAACAGGAACACAGACAGGTATGTGAGGAAGACTATTGATATAGGCACTTTTGATATGTCGTCTACAGGGCCAGTCACGAAGAGCATAAACCATAACCTTTCTGCAGACGAATGGAAAACCGCAAGAGGACTGACGGCAGATATTATCAATGATACGCAGACTGAGAAATACGGCATCTATACTGGCGGTGACGTATCTATAGGATCGGCATCTGTAACAGTCATCTCTACTCCCGCAGGCTTTTTTGATAGCGCATCTTTTCAGGGCACTGCAATAAACAGAGGTACTGTCTCATTCGAATATATACCTGATTAAGCATGCCAATCCCTGAATACTTAGGCGAGGAGCTTATTATCGAAATATACGGATCGGACGGGCTGGTTAAAGAACTTCCTTCTTGGTTATATGCCTATACTGCGACTTCTTTGGATTCGTCCTTTTGGGCAGGGTTCGGAAATGTCCCTGTGGGTGACGATATCTTGAATAATAAGGCTTATGAGTTCAGGCAGAATATAGGGCGTTTTTCGGGGGCAAAAACTTATCAGAATGCAAAAGAATTATCTGATTATGTTTTTGACGATGACGGCAAAAAAAGACCTTTTGCCCAATTCAGAGAAAAGGCTCTGAAGATGAACGAGAAGTATAACACACAATGGCTAAGAACTGAGCAGGATACTGTTGTAGCTCAGGCTCAAATGGCTCGTAGGTGGCATAAGTTCGAAAGCGAAAAAGATATACTGCCAGTATTGGAATATCTCACAGTCGGGGACGGAAGGGTCAGGGCTTCGCACAAGAAATTAAACGGCCTAAGGCTTCGGGTGGATGATCCCCGTTGGCGGTCTATTCTACCGCAGAACGAATTCGGTTGCAGATGCACAGTGATACAGAGCAGTGAACTTCAGACCACGCCAGAACGGACAGTTAAAAGCAAGACCAAGCTCCTTATGCAGGATTTTAGGCGAAACCCTGCATTCGATATGAACCCATATTATGACGAGGTGATTTTTAAGGAATACGGCAAAGGCAAAGCGAGCTATTTCAATGCGCCTAAAAAAGATTTGAAAAATAATTTCGGCTTCCCGAATATTGAAGCAGTAACAGGTAATTTTCTGAAACCATGGCAATAATCAACTTTAATAATCTTCCTGACAGCTTAGAGCCTGTAGCGGTTTCTATGCTCGGCACTGCGGTATATGATAATATCGTATTTCCCGCCGGCAAGTGGATTACTTTGGAGGGTGCAGAGATAGAATACGAAGAGGTCAGGCTCGACTCAGTGATTATGACTGTCGAGCGGTCAAAGAATATAATTGAAAGCCATATTGCAGGAAAAAGCGGAACTGTAAAAGAGTATTTTTCGACAAACGACTATACCGTAACACTGTCGGCAATAATTGCCCCTGAGCTGTACAATCCTGCCGAAATAGCACAGATTGCAGTTTCCAAATTCCCTGCGGTTAAAGCCTTCGGGTCTACTTTCGGGGTTTCTCCTTCTAAAGAGCCGTACGATGCACTCGGAAGGGTGAAGGCGATTGATGATGTAGAAGAGAGTGTTCCGATTGAGAGTAAATTCTTAAACAATGTCTTCGGTATCAGAAACGTTGTGATCAGAAGCATGAAAGCGAGCCATGAGGCAGGAGACAGTTTTCCGATCAGCATGGTATTAGTCGAAGATAAAACACCTGACCTTGGGGCTTTCGGTTAAAAATACTATTCCAGGCCTGAAAAAAGCTTCAAAGAAGTCTTTGGAGGAAATTTCGTACATGGTGGGAGCTGTTGCAACTGCACACTATACTAAAGGTTTTTCTCAGGGAGGCGGACAAACTGACAATTCACTCGGCGGATGGCTTCCAAGGAAGAAAAAAGACAAGCAGGAGCGCAAGACAGGGGTGCAGAGAGCTATTCTTGTCAATACTGGGGCACTTAGAAGGGATATTGACGTCAGGGAAAGAACACTGTCTAAGGTGGTAATATGGACTAAAGACACTGATTACGGATCATATCATAACGAGGGCACAAATATTCATCCGATGAGGGAATTTATCGGCAAGTCAAGAAAGTTAGATAGTGCGCTGTCAAGGAAAATGAAGGCTATAATGGATAAAAATTTTGACAAATGAGCAACTGGCGGATAGAGATAAAAGAAGAGTTTGAAAAATGGATAGTTGAGGCTGTCCCCGAAATAAAGTTCTTTAAGGATTGGAACAATGACAAGCTGAAATCAGAGACAGAGACTCACGCTGAAATAGGTATAGCTTTTGAATATTCGTCTGTCGGGTACGACTCTAGCTATCTTTTGCAAAATAATGTAGATTACGCAGCCAAAGTCCCTGTAGTCGTTACAATCCATATACTTTTCAGTACGTTCAATGACGAGTCCCAGAATTGCGCTTATGACTATGCAAATAAGGTTGTTTGCAGTGTCGCAGGTCGCAAAACTGAACATATGAATGACAATATCAAGAAGATGTCAGAAATTGAAGACACCGACCACAGGGGCTTATATGACTATCAGATTACTTTCGGCTTTACCATTAACGAGGCAATAAGCAGGGGCGGTCTTGATACCACCAATATCGACTTCGAGGTTACTGGGATAATCGAAAGAGGGCTAGGGGTTTAGTCATACTTCACCTAAACACCTAGTTTTACATGCTATGCAGTAAATTTTGTTACTGTCAAAACTAAAATCTACAGTATCCCACCATTCAAGAACAGGCTTTTCGTCAACTATCAGAATCTTTTTATTACTA